TTTAAGCTATGGTATGATCCTAAAAGAAGTACCTACTCTATTAACAAAGCCCGTGTAACGATTGCTAAGACTCCACCTATGGAGATTTCATATTGGTTTAAATCAATCCTAGATAAAGTACTATGAGAGCTAAAGTATGGGGCCCAGAAGAAGAGAAGATGATAGTAATTTACTGCCCGGGTTGTAAGGAGCAGCATTGGTTAAATATTGATCATACCAAGCTCCATTACTGGACTGATCCGGCAACTAAGCAGGAAATGAGTAAGCCCGCACCCTGCTGGTCATTTAACGGGGATTTTGCACTTCCTACCTTTAGTCCATCCTTACTGGTTAAGTCTGGAAAATATGCTGCCCCTGAGCAGTATGCAAAATTAACAGACCCAGAAGAGATCAAGTTCTCTGACGAACATAGTGCAATTTGCCACTCATTTATAAACTCCGGTCGAATCCAATTTTTATCAGATTGTACACATAGCTTGGCTAATCAAACTGTGGATTTGCCGGAACTTAGACCTCGTAAAATACCGAAACAACCAAATGACGAAGGAACAGCTTAAACTCGCAATGCCCCATGCCTCAGTAAAGAATCTGGATAGAGCATGGTTGCCACTGGATCAGGCTATGTCTAAATTCCAGATTAATAACCCCGCTAGACAACAAATGTTCCTAGCTCAATTAGCTCATGAGTCTGGTGAGTTAAGGTATACCCGGGAATTAGCTGATGGTAAAGCTTATGATACAAGAACCGACCTGGGTAATACTCCAGCCGTTGATGGTGATGGGGAGTTAACGAAAGGACGGGGATACATCCAAATTACCGGAACCACTAACTATATTGCTTGTGGAAAGGCTCTGGGGGTAGATTTCATGAAGTATCCTGAAAAACTAGAGGAACCTTATTATGCAGCTATGTCAGCAGGATGGTTCTGGTTTAGTAGAGGATTGAATGAAATGGCAGATGTTAATACGGAAGCTGCCTTCCTTCGTGTTAGCATTAAGATCAATGGAAAGAATAGAAAGACTGGTTTGCCTAACCATTGGTTAGAAAGATTAGCTTATTGGAGTTTGGCTAAAGTAGCATTTCAAAAGATCAAATAACGGTCAGCATGACCGTTATACTGCCGCAGGCAGTTTTGAGCAGTTAGTATTTATTAATTTATAGGAAATGACTCCTTCTTTTCGTATCAGACGAAAGAAGGGCCTTTTCTTTTTTAGAAGATTATTAAGAAACCTTTTTTCTTTTAACCCATGAAAAACATAACCTGGGACCGAGTAAATCAGTCCGGTAAGATTCTGGTACAAATCATTATCATTCTACTCCTGATCCTTCTATTATGGAAGCAAAGTAAAACCGATAAGCAACTCGGGGAATACTGGCAAAAGAAAACCTTTCGTACAGATACCGTTATCATAGCAACTATCGATTATACAAAGATAAAGCTACCCGAGTACAAATACCCAGTTCCTCCAGCTTTCGTATTTGATTACAGTAAAATTCCACCTTCGGTTGACTATACCCGGATTGTGATGAATGATTCACTACTTCAGGTAATTGACTCATTAAAGAGGAAACTAACACTGATTAATATAAACTACCTTAAAATTGAACCCACTAAGCCCAAATTATTGTATGGTGAGTTTGAGTTTGATTCCTTACGGCTGGACTTACTCAATATCGACGGGCATATCAATTCCCAAAGGTACTCAACTAATTATCTTAAGTTCAATTACCAATGGAAAGATGGTGAACTTAGAGCTACAGCTCTTAAAAGAGAGCTACTTAAACCGAAGCTAGTCACTCAGGGATCATACGCATTTGGGGGATACGACTTAACCAATAGGGCTTTTATACTGGGGGCCGACTATTCTCTTTACATGAAGAGATTAAGGTTCTCCGCAGATTCATGGGTTACCCTAGAGAATCAACCTAATTTCTTCTTTCAAGGTAAAGTAGGATATAAACTTAGGTAATGCTCGCTCAGGAAGCAACAAGTCGACAGAAAGCCCAAAGAGTAATAGATGCCCCTTTAACACCCGATCAGTTCAGGGAGTTAGTTAGAGTATCCAGTGACCCCTTTGCTTTTGCTGAACATATATGGGTAATCAATCCTAAATATGGAAAAGTTAGATTCAACCTTTATCCTTATCAAAAGGCTGTATTAAGGGAATTCATTACTAAGAGGTTTAATATAGTTAAGAAATTCCGTCAAGCAGGCTTAACTGAACTTCTTTGTTTATTCTGTTTATGGTACGCAATGTATCACTCAGATAAAAACATAAACATTATATCTATTAAGGATGTAGTAGCCAAGAAGTTCCTTCGTAAGATTAAGTTCATGTACAGGAATCTTCCTGATTACTTGAAGGTACCTATAGTAAATGGAAGATCAAAAGACCTGGGGACAGCTTCTGAATTGGAGTTTGCCAATGGATCGATCATAACATCTATACCCACAACAGAAGAAGCCGGTCGATCTGAGGCTTTATCATTATTAGTAATTGACGAAGCTGCCATTATCAGATGGGCGGATCAAATCTGGGCAGCAGCATTTCCTACACTATCCACCGGGGGTAGAGCTATTCTAAACTCAACTCCCTATGGAGTAGGTAATTTCTTCCATAAACAATGGGTTAATGCCTGTGCGGGAGGTAATACCTTCAATCCGATCAATCTTAAGTGGACTATGCACCCTGAACGGGATCAGGATTGGTATGACACTATGAGAGCAGCTTTAGGCCCCCGTAGAACTGCTCAGGAGATTGACGGAGACTTTCTAACTTCGGGTAATAACGTTTTTGATCTTTTGGACATTCGAGCTATAGAAGAAGGCTTGGATGAATTTGTTCCATTAGACATTAGGCAGGACTTAGAATTCAATAAAATACTTAAAGGTATACGTAATCTTTCTGATAATTTGAAAGTTTACCAGAAGCCAAATCCTAAGTTCAATTATGCTCTTGGGGCTGACGTTGCAACAGGAAGGGCACGAGATTACTCGGCTTTTACTATAATGGATGAATATGGGGAAGAGGCCGTTTCATTCAAGATGAAACTACCCATTAATGAGTATGCCGTTCTAATGGAACGACTGGGGTACTTTTACAACATCGCTCAACTAGCTCCTGAATCAAATGACATCGGTTTAGGGGTTGCAACCAAACTTCAGGAAATGGAGTATCCTAACCTATACTACTCGGATAGGTTGATTAAAGAAAAAGGAGAACGAAAACCTAAAGTTCAGAAGATACCCGGTTGGTATACAACTTCAAAGAACAGACCGGTTGTAATTGCCGAACTCGAAGAGGACATTCGGTTGAATAACCTGATTATAAAAGACCCGGAATTTGTTAGAGAGGCTTATACGTTTGTATATGATGATCGAAACAAACCCATTGCTCTAGGTAAAGACAGTGCCTCTGGAAGTGATGACGGAGGATTAGAGGAAGATACCTATACTGATGATGCTATCCTAGCAAAGGCAATAGGTAATCACGTTAGAAAGGTTAGAAGTTCTGGAATCATAGTTTTACCTGCATGAAAATACTCAAAGACGAAACCTATCGTAATCTTATGGAGAAGCATGAAGCAGCCGTAAAGGAGCTTCAACTTGCCAAAGAAAAGATCATCCAAATCAACAACGAACCCACGGTCATAAGCCCGGGGGCTTCTTCGTCTAAGGACATTCCGTTACAGGGATTAGCCTTGATTCAAAGAAGTCTTAGTTATCTTGAGCCTGAATTCGATTTCAATGTTATACCTTGGATCAGGAAACTAACTAAGGTAAATCCCGATATGAGTCAGGCTTTAAACGATATAACTCGTTTAGCTAACACGGGACACAGAGTAATCTTCGATCCCTCGGTAGGACCCGATCAGATTGACAAGATGCGGGACTTCTTGCTTAAAAGCTCTAAGAACTGGCATGTAGGAGCTTCTGGAATAAACGGGATCATTAACAAGATGTTCCGGCAAATCCAAACGGGGGGAGCCATATCAATGGAATGGGTTCCTAATATGAACTTAGATAACCTTGAGATAGTTCAGTTTGTAAATCCCGAGTCTATTCGTTTTGTAGTAGATAAGAATAACGCCCGGTATCATCCATATCAGAAACTAAAGAATGCCCATCTAACGGACATCTCAAGGCAATTAAAGAAGCTAAACACTAATCAATATAAATACATTGCTTTAAACGGGGATACGGACTTACCTTACGGTATTCCACCATTCTTGCCGGCATTGGATGCTATAAGTACTCAAAGGGTAATGATTGACAATATGAAGTATATTGTTGAGACTCTGGGAGTACTAGGTTATATTGATGCAAAGATTGCTAAACCAACTAAAAATCCTTCTGAAAGCGATGATGCCTATGCTTCCAGACTAAATAAGTTGTTAACCGATTTCAAAACCCGTATCCAACAGGGTATGAGGGATGGAGCTTCTGTAGGATTCATGGATGACCACGAATTCGATTTCAAGCAAACAGCTAAGGATGCTCGAGGAGCTAAGGACTTATTTGAACAGAATGAGCTCATGGTAGCTTCAGGTTTAGGATACGATGCCGCATTCATGGGTAGACCCGGATCAACTGAAACCCTAGTAACTATCCTCTTCACAAAGATGATCGCTCAGTTAAAGAACCTGCAGGACTTAGTAGCAGATAACCTGGAGTTTGGATATGCCTTAGCTTTAACTCTCGCGGGATTCAAATTCAAGAGCTTATCCATACAATTTAACCGCTCTACCTTAACGGATGAACTGAAAGGACAACAGGGTATTGAGATTAAGATTCGTAACCTTAACGAGCTATTTGATCAAGGTATTATCAGTCAAAACCAATATGCTGATGAAATGGGCTATATAAAACCTGATCAAGCTGAGCCCCGAGTAACTCGTGATCCTTTAGCAATTAATGAGGCTAAAGCTAAGGATAGTAAAGAAGCTAAGAAGGATGCCTCTGATCGTAAAGGAAGAGACAAGAAAAACCCTCAGGGTACTACCCGGGGTCCAAGATCAGCAAAGGCTAAAGCTATTGCTAAAAAACTGGAAACAACCGGATATTCATTTTATATAGGAGTTAACTAACTAACGATATGCCAATTTCAAGAGAGACCTTTACCGTTGCTCATAATCTAATGACCAACAAGTTTCCAAAGGGTGTAGGCCTGGAAGGATTCAGTGAGTTCTTAGGATCATCTAAAGCCAACCCGAATGTAGACCTTAATACATTTGGGCTGTTTGATGTTTCAAGTCCTGACTTTTCAAAGTATTACCCCGAAGTAACACCCGAGGATTTAAAGCCCTCAGATGCTGACTTTGTGTATCCTATTTATAGAGCTTTATCAGAAGTGGTGGTTAATAAATATGGCCCCATAGATTTCTCTACACCCGGGGTATTGAAGAAATCTATGAAGAAACTTCAAGGTCAAGCAGTATTCCCTAATCATGACTGTAATGTAGGAAATGAACTGGGTGTAGTGATTGAATGCGCATGGCAAGAGGAAAAGACTTACGAGGGGGTTAAAGTACCCGCTGGATTCAATGCCCGTCTAAAACTAGACGGTAAAAGCAATCCTAAAACTATAAGGGGTGTAATGATGGACCCACCGGCAGTGCACTCTACTTCGGTAGGAGTTACTTACAAATGGGAGAAGTCACACCCGGAAATGGAGGACAACGATTTCTGGAATAAGCTGGGTTCCTATGATAAGGAAGGAACACTTATAAGAAGGGTAGTTACCGAGATTGTAGCTTACCATGAAATATCCTTTGTAACCCACGGAGCTGATCCTTATGCTCAGAAGATAAACGAAGAAGGGGGTATTAATAATCCTAAATACGCTAAAGGTCAAAGCCAATTCACTGAAGAGGACTTTAAGACTATGGCTCATTTTATGGACTTTAAAGAGCCTGATACTATCCATTTCATTGGCAAAACCAAACTGGATGCAGAAATTACAATACCTACGGAATCAAATAAGACACACACCTGGAATTTCGATAATCCTTTAAAAACATCTACCATGAATAAAGAATTCTTAGCCTTCTTAGTTGCTACCTTCGGATTAGCTACTGATACAACAGAAGAGAAATTGAGTGAAGTATTGAAAGCCAAACTTCCTACTCTCTTAGCTTCTGAAACCTCATTAGCTAAAGTTCAGAAAGAACTTTCCGATCTGAAAGCAAAATACCCGGAAGGATCAGTACTCATGACCACAGAGGATTCAACCAAGTTGGAAGCTCTGAAAAAGGTTGAGGATAAATTCAAAGCCATTGAGACTGCTACTCGTGAGGAAGCAGTTAAGTTCTATACCCTGACAGTAGGGGGTGCTGACAAGGCTGATGCAAACATGATCAAGTTGATCAATGAGTCACCTTATGAATCATTAACAGTGCTTCATTCTCAGTACAAGAAAACGGTAGATGAGTCATTCGTTGCTACTTGCCAAGATTGCAACTCTACCAATGTGAAAAGAAATTCTTCACTCGGTACAACACCGGGTGTTGCTAATAATGAAGGCGGTTCTGGAACACCTGCTCCAGTACCATCGATTAATGACACTATCTCTCAACTTTCTAAGAAAGCTCAGGGGGGTAATGGAACTGAACAAGTTCACGGGGCATCTATTAAGAAACCCGTATAAACTACAACACTGACCTAAAAGAAATTATCAACCATTAACTAAATAAAATTATGCCTGCAAGCTTAGGTTCAACAACTACCACCAAGTTCCACTATGGACCTGAAATGGGTAAACTTCATATTGAATTTGCTGTTGCGGTGGGTCAAACCGTCCATGCAGCCGATCCAGTAATCCTAGCTGCTCTAGGTACAGTTCAAGCTGCTGCAGCTTCCGCTACCAAACAAACTATCATCGGTCTTTCGATCCATGATGGAGTTGCTGGTGAGTTGGTAACTGTTGCGGTAAAGGGCTACGTAGTAGTTCTTGGAGAAGCTGGAGCTGCTGCCCTGAATGCTGGGCCAGTAATGCTGGGCGTTTGGAATGCGACCACCAACCGTAGAGAGTATCTAGTAGCAGCTGGTGCTGATGCTCAGGTAATCAATACCTTGACTGTTGGTTCTTGCCTTGCTCCGGTAGCACTTGATGGGGATGCCATCATGGTACTCCTTTTCCATTAAGAAGAGAATTTAACCAATTTAATATACACACCAGTAACCTACCGTAAGACATGGATAAAGTAAAATACGCTTCCTCTAAATACAAAGGGGAGATTAAACAAGTGGTAATGGCTTGTAATTCACTCCGTAAGGATAAGGATTACCCCGTGGACATTACCTTGGCTGAATTTGTAAATCAGCGTTGGGGTATCAGCATGGAGACATTCTATGATGATTTGGGATTGAACCTGAACATCGACTCCATCAATAACATCTTTACCATGCCGGACGAGTCGGTGAGATGGCTAGTACCGGAAATCATCCGTGATGCCTTGAGACTTGGCTTACGGAAAGCTCCGATCTGGGCCGACCTGATCGTTGCAGAACAAACGGTATCACAACCGTCGGTTACGATTCCATCATGGAACATGAGCGATGCTCAACCGAAATATGTCGGTGAAGGGGAGACTATCCAAAAGGGAGCTCTTTCTTTCGGACAAAAGAATTTGAAACTCCGTAAGATCGGTAGAGGTATTTCAACTACCTATGAAACTATCAACTACGTTACAGCTAACGTAATTGCTATCTTCCTACAAGAT